TCGATTTCGGCTTTCGTGACGGGTAGCCCGACACTCATGGGATGCTCCTGTTACGTGACATCAAACGTGATCTGGCCGTAGAAATACGAGGCGTTCGCGGCGTCCGTCCCCCAGGCCGTGGAGTCGTTTTTTTTCAGCACCAGATACCCGGGCTGTGTCTGGATCTGCGCGGGACTGATCGTCCCCGCGACATACCCGAGCGCCAGCGCCGCATAGATCACACTCGCCGCGGTGAAGCCGCCATAGAGGCTATTCAGGATCCGCAGTTCGGTGTTGCCGACGGCGATCGAGGTCGTGGACAGCGTAAACGCCACCGTGAGCGTGCGCCCGCGCAGGCAATAGCGCAGCGTCGTGACGTCGCCCGCGTCGACGGTCCAGTTGTTGGCGTTGCCCGTGAAGGCGGCGGCGTTGTAGGCCGGCGTGATCCAGGCGCCTTGTTCATAGCCGACGACGAACCAGTTGCCGCCGTCGTATTCGTAGACGATCCACCCGCCCGGCCCGACCGGCATCGGCGCCGACGTCACTGGATTCACGAACCGACTCGCCGTGAGACTACTGGCCGAGAACGGCACGAACAGCGCGAGGCTCGAGCCGCTGGCATTCTTGAATGTGATCCGCTGCCCCGCCACGCCGCCGCCGAAGCCCGTGATCGTGATCAGGCCGGATCCGAACCACGAGATATAGGTATGGCCGTTCCAGCCGAGGTTCCAATCGTTGACGGTGCCGGTGACGGTCGAGCCAAGGACCGTCTCGTATTTTTTTGCGAGGGCCGTCGACTCGAGGCGCCCGAGCTCCGCGTCGACGGGATCGAGCACCACGGCCTGGATCTGGCCCTTGTTCCACACCGATCCGGTCGTATTGTCGCCGCCGATCGGTTCATCGATCAGCGCATTGAACGGGCCGCGGTTGAGACTCATGTCGCGCTTTCATCCGGTAACAGCGCCGACAACTGGCGCAGGAGATCCTCGAGACTGAACTGGACCGTCGACGCCCGCACCGCGAAGCGCGGCGCGAGGCCGTCCGCGACATCGAGCTCGCTGATCGTGACGTCTTGAATGACGAGCGTCGCGACGATCGGCAGTTCCGGTAGGTTGACACTGACCGGCTTGCCGCTTTTCGTCAGGACGTCGCGCGAGTCATACGCCACCGTGACGATCGGTGCCTTGAAGAGCGCAAGGTCCGCGTCGCAGCGCGCGGTGAGGGACGGTTCCCCGCGCCGGTCGTCGGTGATCACGGCCTCGTGGATCCCGTCGGCCGGCGTCGTCGCGGTCGCCTCGCGCGCCGCGGCGGCGGCCTGCGCGTCGAGGTCGTCGCGCTGCACGAACACTTGCACGCGGGCGCCGCGGCGCCAGGGTTGCGTCACGCCGACGACGCCGCGGAGCACGGGCGCCGCGCGCAGGGCCGTGCCATACGGCAGCGTCGTCGTGATCGCGCCGGGGCCGCTCGCCGGGATCCCGGTGAGCGTGTTGCCGGTGATCCCGGTGTAGCGGATCGTTTGCCCGTTCGGCGCGACGGCCCACCCGCCCGCGGCGGCAAACGGGCCGGCGCCGGCCGTCGGGAGTTGCGCCGCGCCGGCGATCACCTGCCCGGCCGGTTGCGTGAAGCCGGACGTATCGCCGGTCGGGGCGGCGGCGCCGAGCGCGGCGTCGGCGGTCGTGTCCAGGGCGCCCGTCGTCGCGGTGTTGTTGGCGATCGTCTGTTGGAGTTTGAGCGCGGCGCCGTTGACGACCGTCCGGTAGAGTTTCCGCGCGGTCGTCGCGCCGGGGCCGATCGCGATCCCACTCACCTCGACTTGCGCCGCGGTCGCGGTGTTCGTCGCGGGCGCCGCGGCGCCGAGCGCGCTATTCGCCACGAGGTCCAGCGCATTCACGGACGTATTGTCCGCGACGATCAGCGCGAGCTTGAACGGCCCGGCGCCGCCGACGCGCCGGTAGAGTTTGCGCTGCGTGCACGCGGCGTCCGCGATCGGGAGGCTCAGATACACCTGTTGCGTCGTGAGTGTGTGCGGCAGCGTCGTCGGGTCGCCCGCGGCACTCACGCCGGTCATCACGCCATCAAAGGTCGCATTCGTGGCGGTCGTGTAGCCGATCCATGTCCCGTTGCGCCGGATGTAGACGCGGATCGCCGTGACCCGCGGGTCCGGCGAGGCGACGAGCGGGACCACGAGGCAATGCGCGAGCCCGGGCGCGAGCGTCGTCGCGGTGACCCCGTTCACCGCACCCGTCGCCAGCGTCGTATGCGCGTCCGCGGCGTCGACATACGCGACGGCGGCATACAGCGCATCCCCCGGCGCCCAAGACGACGCCGCGCCGCCGCCGGTATCGTTGCGGATCGTCGGCGCGGTCGGGTTCGCCACGGGCGCCGGGACGGTGACGACCGGCCCGATCGGCCCCGGCGTCGTTTCCCCGGTCGCCGTGACGCCGGTCAGGACGTAGTCGTGCGTCCCGACGTCGACGCCGGCCCCCGTGACGAGTTGCACGAGGGCCGGGGCCGCGGTCGTCGGCGGCGGCGTGACGCCGGTCACGGCGATCGCGGCCGACGGCCCCGGCAGCGATTCACCCGACGCCGTGACGTCGGTGTAGGCGTAGGTATACGTCCCCGCCGGCAGCGTCCCGCCCGCGACGACCCGCAGGCTCGGCGCCGCGGTCGGCCCGACGCCGGGGCCGATGAGCGTCCCGCCGCCCGCCGCCGCCGCGCTCGTATAGCTGCCGCGCTCGGTCAGGGATCCGTCGGACGTGACGGCGCCGACGAGCCGGCCGCCAGTCGCGGTGTAGAGCGTCGTATCCTCGAGCGGCAGGATCGTCTCCCCCGCGAGGACGTCACAGAGGAGCGTCGAGCCCCATCCCCGCCCGAGGACGCGCGTCCGCAGTTGCGAGTCGTCCGTGGTCGCGGTGATCGGCGGCTGATACAGCAAGGTCGGCGTGGTCGGCGTGATCGCGGCCGGCGCCTCCGTCGGTTCGCTGAGGAAGAAATGGAGATCGCCATCCTCCCAGTAGAAATAGCCGCCGATGATTTTGGCAATCGCGCGCAGGCAGCCGTTAAAACCTTCCGTCCCGTCGAACGCCACGGTGACCGGCGTGAGGCCGGCCTGGACATGCGCCGCGGTCAGGCCGGGCGCAAACCGCGTCACCAGATCGGTCGCGACGCTCGAGGCCGACACGCCGGCATAGAGGCCGAACGGCCGATGGTGATCGGCGCGCGCCGTGTCATCGGTCGCGGTGCACGCCCAGACGGGATGGATCGGCCGGCCGTCGAAGCTGATCGCGGTCGTCTCGATCGCCCCGGTGAACAAGATCCGCGGCGTGTTGGTGTTGAGGGTGATCCGCACGGGTTGGCCGACGGTCGGGGCCGGCGTCCCGTCCATCGTCCAGGCCGCGGTGTTCGGCGCGTCGTTCAGGACGTCATGAATCGTCAGGCTGCCGCGGCGGACGCGGGCGCGGACGAGCACGCCGCCGATCGCGACGAGCACGCGCGTCTCGCGGATCGCGCGCAGGCGGACCGGCAGGTAGTTCAGGCGGAAGGCATTGAGGCGCCCCGAGCCGACGACGGCCGGCATCGTGACGGCCACTAGGACCCCGTCACTTTCCGGCCCTGCATCACGGTGCGGTTGAGAATGTCGGCAATCTGTCGGGCCGCGTCCTGTGCGGTGCCGTTGACGTTGAACGTGTTGTGGACGACGCCGACGCCGGCCGATTGAATGAACTGCCCGGCCGCCATCGCCGCGGCCATTTCGGGCGTGATGCCAGCCTGCCCGCCGCTATAGAGCGTCGTCGCCGCGCTGCCCTGCGGGCCGCCGCCGAAAAACGCCGCGAGGTTCGGATCGTCGACGAGCATGTGCAGTTGATTCATGTAGACGCCGGCCGCCTGCGTCGCCCGCGTCGTCGCCGCCGTCGTCGCGTCGAGTGCGGCCGGCGCCTGCGCCTGCGCCGCGGTCGCCTTCTCGACGGCCGCGGTGTAGTCGTTCCAGATCACCTGTTGCCGGGCGGTCGTGTCGATATCCCCAACCTTTTCTTTCTGCAGGGTCGCGAGCGCGGTTTGCATCGTCGTCCAGGCTTGCGTGAGCGCATCGGCGCCCGTGACGGACTGGGCGAGCGTCGCGCGGGCGCGGTCTTCCGCCAGGATCGAGGCCGTCACGGCGTCCGTCTTCGCGGTCAGCTTGGCGATCGCGCGCTCGTTGGCCGCGGTCATTGCGTCGATCCCGTCGGTCGCGAGATGCCGCAACACGTCGGCGTAGATTTCCGCTTCCGCCGCCGCCGCCTTCATCCCCTCGAGCCACGCCTTATCGGCCTCCTCCGCGGCCTTCATCGATTCGGCCACCGCTTTGACTTGCGTCGCGGTCAGGCCGTAGGCCGTCGCCAGGTCGCCCTGGCTGACGCCGGCCGCGAGGTAATACTTGACGGCCTCGACGACGGATCCGCTCACGCCGTCGAGCGTCGCCTGCCACGTCACGCCCGCCGAGTTGAGTTCCTTCATCGCCTCGAGCGTTTTGGTGTGCGCGGTGTCTTCCTCTTTCAGCCCTTTCAACCGCTCCTTATTTTTCTCCGTCAGGTAGGCAATCGCGCCGGCATAGTCGATCGTCGCGGCGGCGCCCTTACTGATCGCGAGGTTGATCGTGTCTTGCTTGGCGCCGGCCGTTTGCGCCGCGAGGTCGCCCCAGTTCATCAACTTCGCCGTCGCCTGACTGATGCTCTTGTCGAGGTCGAGCCAGCCGGCGATCGCCCGGCCGAAATTCCACGCCGCCATCGCCGTGCCGACAAGGAGCGCGCCGCTCGCGACGGCGCCGAGTTGCGCGACGCTCTTCCCGGCGGCGTTCGACATCTCGTCGAGCGCCTTGCTCGCGCCGCCGACGTTGACGCCGGCTTGTTGCAGGACGGAATCCGCGGCGCCAAACGCCGTCGCCCATTGCTTCGTGGCGCCGCCGGTCTTTTCGGCAGTCTTCCCGAAGGCGTCGAGCTTGGCGTCGGCCTTGTCGACGCCGTCATAGAACGACTGAAAATCGGCGGTGAACTCGGCTTTAACGGCCATCACTCACCCACTCGAGCAGCGCGAGATAGACCGAGCCCGGCAGGGTCATGAGGTCACGATACGTCCAGCCCATGAGGCGACAGAGGGTGAGGTCCGATCGGAGTTGGTCGCGGGCGTTTTTTTTTCGGCGTCGCGGGCGGCGTCGTGCGCGTCGAGCGCCGCCGTAATGGCGTTAAAGACCGCCGGCCGCAGGAATTCGAGCGCGCCCTGGCTGATCGCCGCGGGCTGTCCACTCGCATCCACAAACGACCAGCCGACGAGCGCCGCCAGGATCCGCGCGATCGGGTAGCTCGCATAGTCGGGCGGCCCGTCGCCGCCGGCCGGGCGGATCGATCGCGCCAGATCGCGCAGTTGCCCGACGGTGAGCTCGTCGTGCACGTCGATCCAGTCATCGCCCGCTAAGGATAATCGGACGACGCGGGTCGGATCGATAAACGGATTCGAGGGCATCAGTCCTCTGCGTCGCGCCGAGCGTCGCCTCGAGCGCGCCGCCGTCGCGAATGGTGAACGTCTCGATCGGCCAACAGACCATCACCGCGCGCCGCCGCTCCGGCGGCCCGACCTGCATCGGCGCCGCGAACGTCAACGGCCGTTGCGCCAGCTTGAAGGCGTCCGACAGCACGACCGTGCCGGTCACCAGCACGACGCCCGCGGCCGTCCGGCGGATCGTGTAACTCTGCACCGCCGCCGCCGGGTAGCTGTGCCAACGGAGCTCGGCGCGATCGCCCCGCAGGCGGATCGTGTTCATGGCTTACGGCGGCGCCATCGTCCAGTTCCCGGCCGCCACCCACGATCCGGTGACACTCACGGCGCCGTCGGCCGGACACTCGAGGCCCGAATCGACATAGGCGAGCCCCTGGAAGAAGGTCGTCGCGTCGAGCGTCGACGGCACGAGCTTCAGCGCGACGGGCGTCCCCGCAAACGCCGCATCAAAGAGTGCGGTTTCCGTCGCCTCGAACCAGCCGCCCAGGTCGCCCTGATACGACGGCAGCCCTTTCACGTATTGCACGTTGGTATCCCCATACGCCGTCACGGGGACGTTTTCGCTCGAGGCGTCGAGCGTCCATTTGCTGAGGGACGCGATCGCGACGGGCGTGCCGGGAATCACGCCCGCCGGGTCCATCAGCACCGCGCCGTTTTTACCGTGTCGTCTCGCCATTGGCTGTCCTTCCTTACGCGGGCGTCACCATCACCTCGAACAGCCCGCCGCCATGTTGCCAGAACTGATCAGGATTCGTCGGATCGGGTTCGGTGTAGTAAATGCGTTCGGTCCGTTTGGCGATCGTCAACACATAGCCGCTGATGATCGCGAGCGCTTCGACGACGACGCGGATCCGGTCGGCGGCCTGCGTCGCCGCGACGCTACTGTTGTCTTTCAGCACCGCGGTCACGGCATACACGAACGTCTCGAACGCCGGCCCGTGGAAGAGGTCGCTGTCCTGATGCGCGGAGAGCGAGACGACGACGACGCGCGTCCGACTCTGCGGCGCCACGTCGCGCCACACGCCGTCGGGACAGAGCGCCGAGAGGGTCGCGTCGCCGGCCAGGGCCGCGAACACCGCCGTATCGACGGCCGCGGACGCCGCCATCAGGCCGCCCCCTGCAACCGGAAATCGCCGTCCCGCGCGAGAATGTCCCCGAGGGTTTGCCGCAACTGGCGTTGCCGCCGCGTGCGGATCGCGATCAGCCCGCGCGCCTTGTTCGATTTCGTCGAGCCCCGAAACCAGCCTTTCGTGGTTGTCCGGTTGACCGTCCCGAACTCCCACAGGATCGCGTGCGGCGCCGTCGAGAGCACGGTGCCGGTCGTGATCCCCTTCGCCTCCGTGAGTTTCGTTTTCACGCCGCGCCGCAGCCCGCCGGGGACGATCGGCTTGCGCTTGTAGAACCGGCCGGCCGGCCCGATCGGATAGACCGCGCGGAGCTCGGCGGCGGCGGCCGTCGTGGTCGAGACAATCGCCTGCCGCGCTTCGGCCTGCAGCGCGGCCGGCAGGCGCGCGAGCGCGTCCCGCAGATCCCCCAGGCCGAACAGCGCCACGCCGACCCGCGCCACTAGAGCGCCTCCGTGCACGCCAGGATCAGCACCACATGTCGCTCCTCGAGGTCGACGGCATCGACGATCGCAAACGTGCGATCGCCCGCGGCCGGGTCGTGAAAGACGAGCGACGCGCGTTGCAGCGCCGGCCGGGTCAGGGCCGGGACGTCGCGCGGATAGGGGACGCGGACCAGATGCGACGCCGACGCCAGGACGACGGCCGACAGGATCCGCTCGGCGTTGCGCGCCGAGGCCGGCGCAATGTCCCCGAGCAACGGGCCGACGGTCGTCGCCGGGCCGGGCGTGAACCCGCCGAGCCCGTCCGGCACATCGGCGCCGGGGATGGTCAGTGTGAGCGAGTGCAGGCGCCGGCCGGACTCGAGCGACGGCAGCGGACTCATACGACCGCCGGATCGCGGAAGCGCGCCAGGATCCGCCCGATCGCCTCCGCGACGATGCGTTCACTGTCGGCCCGCTGTTCGTGATCGAAGAGGAGCTCGAGATACCAGAGGATCGCGCCCTGCACTTGCGCCGGCAAGGTCGCGTCCGTCCACGTCGGGTCGGCGCGGTCTTTCAGGAAATCGAGCACATAGTCGGACGCGATTTGCAGTTTGAGCGTGAGGTCGGCGTCGTGCGTCGTGTCCGCGGGGTAGAGCCGCAGATGCAGCTTCGCCGTCTCGAGCGTGACGGGCGGCGGCGTGATCGAGACGCGCGGGTCAGGCATCGGCCGCCCCGCCCAACGCCGGATCGGCCGGCGCCGCCGCGACGGGTTGCACGAAGGGCTCGGCGGCGTCGCGCTCGGCCAGGGCCGCCAGCGAGAATTGTTGCTGTTGCATCATGGGCGAGTCGCCGCCGTCGACCGGCGTCAGGCCGAAATACTTACGCCGCGCTTCGTTCGGGGAGAGGACGCCGCCGCGCGTCGTCTCGGTCGCGGCCTTGACGCGGGCGTCCGTCGACATCCACAAGAGCCCGTCGATATCGACTTCGACGCCGAGCTTCGACGCGGCCTGGAACTCGAGCGCCTGCGCGTAGCCATCCTCGACGGCGGTGATCAGCGGTTGCAGGCATTCGTCGTGATAGAGCTGAATCACGGGTTCATTCGCGCCGTAGGCGGCGCCCTTCCCCGCGTTGAGGAGCACGAGCGGGACGCCGTAGACCATCGCAATGGTTTCGGTCGTCCACTCGAGGAGCTCCGCGAACTGCGCGTCGACCGAGGTCATGGCGAGCGTTTCGTATTTGAGGCCGTCGGACACCACGGCGATCGTCCCCGGCTTGCGGTCTTTCCAGCGCGATTGCAGGCGCGTCAACTGATCGTCGGACAGCGCGCCGGGCGCGATCAGGATCCCGCCGGGTTGATTGCCGTTGCCGAAAAACGCCGTGCTCGAGGTTTGCATGGTCGTCCCCTGCGCCGCCGCCAGGGCCGCGGCGTAGAGCGGGGACAGCCCCACTAAGGGATGAAACAGGCAATTCCAGCGATCGTGCACGAGCTCCGAGGCGCCGACGATCCGCGCGTCGCTATCGGTCTGGGCGGCCCACAGGCCGGTGAGGTCGACGTCGGGCCGGCGGAGCTCGTAATACACCGAGCCGTCGGGCGCGACGAGCGGGGTCACGGTTTCCGCCGGGACGACGAACAGCGCATTGACGACGCCGCGCGCATCGCGGCGCTTCAGGATGTAGGCATTGCCGAACGTCAGTTTCGAGAGGATCCACTGTTCGTGGAATTGTGCCGGACTCTGGTAGTGATTCGGCCGCCGCAGCACGGGCGAATACGCCGGGTTCGTCGTCGCTTCCCACACGTCGGGCGAGGTTTCGACGACGAGGGACACCGCGAGTTTCGCAATGTCCCGCGCGATCTTGGTTTCGCAGGTAAAGACCGCGGGATTGGACAGGACGCCCGGCGTCGTCAGGGTGTCGTTGCGCTGCCACGCGCCCGTATAGGGTTCGCGGACGAGCCCCGGCAGGATGCCCGCGGCGCCGCCGGCCCGCGGCACAGGGTGCACGGCCGGCAGGCGGCGCCGCGTGATTTCAAACCCGAACAGTTGCACCGCGCGCCTTTCGTTACGGCGTGACGGCGGGGCCGGCCGGCGTCCAGGCCGCGCCGGTCAGATAGTTGACCGCGCTCGCCTGCGTCCGCAGCCAGTGAATAAACCGCTCCGCGCGGAGGCCGATCAGGTTCGCCTGCCAGAGCGAGACATACACCGTGGTCGCGTCGGCGGGGTCCATGGGCGCATCGGACATTTGCAGCGACGCCTCTTCGGACGTGTCGATTTCAATCCCGCCGTCGTCGGCCAGGAGGATCAGCGGCTCCGCGACGCCGATCACCAGCGCGCCGGCCGTTTGCGAGGTCACGACTTTGATCCCGTTGATCGTGCCGCCGGTCACGCCCATATCGGGGAAGGCATCGGCGCCGCTGCGGTCTTTCGTCGCCGCGAGGGCATACGCATTCGATTCGGACATGATGAGCGTGACGCTCGAGAGCGGGATCGAGGCCGTCGCGAAATGCCCGAGGAGGGTCGCCAGATCCATCGCGGCATCATCCGTGGCGGGGACGCCGACGAGCGCATTCGTGATCGAGCCGGGATGCACGCCGACGACGGGCGCGACCGCCGGATCGATGAACTGCGAATCGAGAAATGCCGCGATCACGTTCGTCATGCGGCGCCGGAACACGGTTTCCGCCGCGGGCGAGGACGAGCGCGCGAGCTCCTTCGTAAACGTGACGATATTCGCGACCTTCGTCATGGGCAGCGTCAGACTGCCGTAATTGAATTTGGTCAGCGGCTTGGGCTTGCCTTCCCCGACCCATCCGGCCGAGCCGCCCGCGAGCTCCTGCGTGATCGGCGTGTTGAACGGGACTTTCGGCAGGGAGAGCTTGCCGAGGATCGTCGCGGGCGTCAGGAGCTCGAGAAACTCGGCCGCCGCGTTGATCGCCACGAGCGGTTTCGCCCACGCCGCGTCGGTCGTCGTCGCGGGCGCGACGGCGGCCTTCAGGATCAATTCGACTTCCGGCGTCGAGTCGCGCCACTCGGCGGCCCGCGCGAGCGCGCGCATGGAATCGCCGTTCCCCGCCAGGAGCGCCATGGCGTAGCGCGTGAAGATCGCGCCTTTTTCGACGTTCGGCTTGATGATCACCTGCCGAAACGGCACGGGCGCGTCCCCCGTGACGGGCCGCGCCGCGCCGCGTTGCAGATCCTCGACGCGCTTCAAGCGCAGGAGCGAGGCGTCGATCGCCTGCACCTGGCGATCGAGCCGCTCATATTCGGTCGTCTCGTCGGCGGTCATCCCCGCGGCTTTGGTGACGAGCTCCGCGAGGCGCGCGACGGGCGCCGTGCGCTCTTCCTGGACGGCGGTGATCTGTTCGGTGATCGTCATGTCAGGCACTCCAAACAACGATTTGACGACGCGGACACTGGCGCCACGCTGCGCCGGGATGGTCACGAGGGAGGTTTCCTGAATTTCGGTATCGGTAAACTCGAGGCCGCCGGTCGGCAGGATGCGCGGCGGCTTGGTCGGCTGAAACCCGAACGAACAGCCCCACAGGAGGCCGGCCTCGAGCTCCTGCCACGCGCCGTCGACGCGCGTCTGCAATTCGCCGGCGTCGGGGATGTCCGGCAGCGTCGCCGTAAACGTGATGCCGGCCGCGGTCGGCGGATCGAACGTGACCCACCCGACGGGTTGCCGCGTGTTATGGTGCAGCAAGAGCGGGATCGGGTTCGTGAACGTCGCGCCGAGCGGCCGGAAAATATCGCCGTGCCGGTCGGGTTCCGGTTGGCCCGCGACGCCGCGGATCGTGCGCGTCGCGCGGTCGACCGCTTTCAACGTGAGCCGGGCGTAGGCGTGCACGGCCGCGAGGATCGCACGGCCGGCGGCGGCGGGGGATTTTCGTACGACGAATATTCAGGCGGGCCAGGAATGGCCGCACCATGAACAGACGCGCGTCCGCACGCCGTGGATCACTGACTCGCGGACGCCGCGCGCCTGACAGGCCGGACATTGCGCCGCGGTCAGGGCATTGCGCGCCGCGGCGTCTTTCGGCAGTTTCATCATCGAGCGTTTGCCGGCCGGCTTGAGGCCGAGCTTGTGATTGATCGAGCTCACGCGCGCCGCAGGGACGCGCGGACATAGGCCGACAGGCTCGGCGCCGTGCGCGCGGACTTGTAGACGTGATCGTAGAGTTGGGGCGAGACGCGGACGGTGAGGGTGACGGGGCGATCGGCGTCGGCGGTGCGGGGCCGGCCGCGCTTGGCTTCGCTCGACTTTTGCGTCTGATAAGAAGACATTCCGTTAATCTCGCGCCAGACGCCGGAATAGGGGGAAACCGTGCGGATCTTAGCACGCCTCCGCGATTGGCTGATCGGCCGGCCCGGGCCGCCGCCCACCCGCTACGAGCTCCTGCGCCGGTTGCTTGAGTGACTGACGCGCCGCCGCCGCGGAAGGGCCAGGCCCGCGTGCCGCCGCGCGACGTCCGCCTCGAGGCCGCCCGCCGCGAGCTCGCCCGCCTCGAGGCCCGCCTCCGCGTCGTGCGATCGTGCATGGATCCGCGGTGCGTCTTGTGCACGGCCTGTCTCGCCGCGGTGCGCGACGCCTAACCAGCGTACGCGAACTTTGCTCATGTGGGCTCCGGCGGTGTGACGCGGCTGAATACCGCGATCAGGGTCTCATTGAGGCGGCCAGGGGCGATATAGAAGCGATGCAGCTGAAAACTGTGCAGGCGATAGCCGCGCTGCGCGTTGAAGTTGATCACCGTCTCGAACTGCTGGGCGATGAGCGGCGTGTCCTTGACCGCCTTGCCGCCCTCCCAGTTCTTGGAGATCTCGGCGACGATGAAGGGCGTGGTCGGCGGGGTCGGCGGTCCAGCAATCGGCATTAGTCCTCCGCGAGCGGGTCCTTTAGACACCCGAGACACCGATGTAGCGAGGCGTCGTAGCCGGGTTGCTGACAAATATGCAACCATTGCGCCCCGATCGGCACCTCCGCGAACAATATCGGCGTCTCGTCTGGGGGATCGACGGACAGGGCGAGGGCGGCGTCGAGGTCAGCAATCGCGGCGGCAATGACTGGTAGCGGTTTCGGCCCGTCTAATTCCACGGTCGGAACGCAGTTACACAACCAAAGTTCTGCGAGCTTCAACACGTCCACGAGTCGTCGGAGGACGGCCGGATCCCTCATGTCCCCACCTTTCAGACCGGCGGCGGGTCGGATCGGCGGTCGCGCTCGGTCCCCACCCGCGGCGCCGCGGCGGCGGCCGGCGGCCGGACGCGCCCGAAATAAAACCCGATCACCAGCCCGACGATCGTCCACCACTCGGCCGGCATCCGGACGTCCGGATGCCACGTCGCCAGGGTGATCACGCCGCCGCACGTCGTGACGACGACCGCGATCGCGATCACACTCTGTGTGTATTCCCAAACGTTGTTGACGCGCCGATCACTGATCGTCCGCTCGAGCTTGCGCCCGATCGCAAGCATCGCGGCCTGATACTCGCGCGTCGGATCGGCCGGCGCCTCGAGCGCGGCCGGCGTCGGCATTCACTCCCCCGCCGGATCGCCGCCGCCCCGCGGCGCCTTGCCGATCACCCAGGCCGGCGGCCGGTAGTCGCGGAGCACGGCCTGTAAATCGGGATCGAGCGCGGCATACTCGGCGGACGTCGCGAGCCGAAACCCGCCCGCGGCCTCGACCACCAGCACCGCCGCGCAATACGCACACACGCCGACGTCGCCGGCCGCGAGCGGACGCGCGCCGGGGCCGTCGAGCGCGATCGTCGTCGCGGCATCCTGGCGCCGCTGGCACGCCGGACAGACGCGCGCCGGTTCGCCCGCGGTCGACACGAACGCCGGCCGCCGGGTCATGCCGGGACGATCCGCAGGAGCTCGACGAGCACGACGAGGAGCACCGCCACCCATAGGGGCGCGCGGCCCGTCGCCGCCAGGACCGTCACGACGAACGCCGCGAGCACCAAGAGCAGCGCGATCGAGAGCATGTCGGGCCTCCGTTCAGAGCTCGAGCATCACCATCTGGTATTCCGGCGGCCGACTGCCGGCCTGCCGATCGAGCCGATCGAGCGCCATAATCAACGCGATCACGCCGTCAATGCGATCGGTCGACTGCCGCTTACTCGGCTTGATGTTCCCCGCCGGGTCCGTCTCGAGGCTGACATTCTGCACCATCCAGCGGAGCACCGGATTGCCGTCGTGCCGCAGGCGCCCGCTGAGGATCGCGGCCTCGAGGGATTTCGACGGCGAGGTGAGCGACGGAAACCCTTGCCGGATCGGCACGCACGTCAGCCCGTCGGCGTCGAGCTCGGTCATGAGTTGTTGGGCATTCCAGGGATCGAACCCGAGCTCGCGGAGCTCGTAGGACTCGCGCCACGCATGCACGCGTTGCCGGATGATCGCGTAATCGATCACGGCGCCCGGCGTCGGCGTGATCCAGCCGTCGCGGATCCATTGGTCATACGGGACGCGATCGCGTTTCACCCGTTCGGTCACGCCGTCGGCCGGCACAAAAAACTCGGCGCGGACGTCGAACGTGTCGCCGTCGGGGAACACGCCGACGAGCGCGGTGAGGTCGACGCGCGACGACAAATCGAGCCCGACGTAACACGCGCGGTCGCCGAGCGGCGCCGGCAACTGCACGCACGCGTCCCAGGCCGCGAGCGACAACCACCGCACGGCTTGCTCGGTCCACTGATTCAGATACAGCCGCCGAAACCAATTCTCTTGCGCCGGGATCGCCTGCGCCCTGGCGCATGCCGCGCGCATTTCCTCGAGCGAGCGGAAATCGCCGAGCGCGGGATTGCACGCCTGCCAGACGGCCTCCGACGTCCAATCGTCGCCCGCCGCGGCCTCGAACAGCACCGGCAGGAACGCCGGGTCGAGCGCGGGGTTTTCGATCACCTTCTGCGCGTGTTGGTAGAGCTCGTAAAGGATCGAATGCTTGTCATAGCCGGCGGTCGAAATCGCGATCATGAGCGGTTGATCGCGGGCGCCGACGGACGAGATCAGCACATCCCACAGATCGCGCGACGGGGCCGCGTGCAATTCGTCGTAGATGATCCGCGACGCGTTATACCCGTGTTTGTTGTAGGACTCGGCGGAAATCGCCTGATAGGTGTTGCGGGTCGGCCGATGCGTGATCCGTTTCCGGCTGTCGGAAATGTCGCACTGGCTCGAGAGCGTCGCATCCTGGCGGATCATCTGCGCCGCGACGTTGAACACGAGCGACGCCTGATCGCGGTCGGCCGCCGCGCTGTAGACTTCCGCGCCGCGCTCGCCGTCCCACAAGAGCCCATCGATCGCGAACGCCGCACAGAGCTCCGACTTGCCATTCTTGCGCGGCAACATCAGGAGCAACATGCGCCGCAGGCGCCGGCCGAATGCATCCGTGGCGAACAGCGCGCGGACGATCGTTTCCTGCCACGCGCGCAAGTGAAACGGCTGTCCGGCAAACGGCCCTTTCGTGTGCGTGAGCGAGTTGATCAGCCGGACCTTTTGATCGGCCATCGACTCCCCGGCCAAGAGCACGGGGACGGCTGGCACGACCGCCGGATCGTCGTAGCGCACGACCGCGCGCCGCCCGCTGCGCTGATTGCCGCTCATGGTTCGTCGTCGGCGTCGTCGTCGCCGGCCAGGACGCGCCGGCAGGCGTCGCAGCGGTCGCATTGCCGACAGGCCGCGACGCGCGCCAGTCGCCGCTCGAGGCGCGCGATCAGCCGCTCGACGAGCTTCCCGCGCGCCGCCAGGAAATCGCGCCGCGCGAGCGCGATCGGCCGCGGCGGGATCATCGCGATCACGATCGCATTCGTTCCGGCATCGTGCCGTTTTGCAGGACGCCGGCCCCGATCGCGTCGCGGGCGTCGCCGTTGTCGCCGGCCTCGAGGAGCGGGCGCGGTTCGGTCCGCGCGACGCGATCGGCCGGCGTCTCGAGTTGCTGATAGACGATTTCCTTGCACCACTGGCGGACCGTCGCGCGATCGGGTTTGAACCCGAGCCGGGCCTCGAGCGCTTGCAGGTGTCGCGTGGTCAATTTCAGATAGGCGTGCACTTGCATGGTCGGATCCCCTGCGTATCTCGCCGGCATCGGCCCCGCTGCACCAGCCCGTCCCGCGGCCCTCAGTGACAGGTGAGGTCAGCGCATGGGGGGGATCCACGGCGGGTAACTCCCCCATTATCAAGGACTTAGCGAGGCCCCTTTCCGCTCGAACGGACCGTAACTCTCACGGGCTCAACACCTTACCGAAAATGTGCGCGGTGCGGGGGGCCGTGGTTTCCGGCACGCGGCGCCCAACACGCACCCGTCCCCCCCCTCAGACCTCGCGCGACTGCCGCCGATCGATCCGTTGCTGCATCCGGTCGGTGATGGCCGCTTCCTGCGTCGGGGTTTTGCCCTTGCTCGCGGGCTTCCGCATCAGCATCAACAGCAACAGCACATCGTGCAGCGCGTCCTCGACGTCCTCGACAATCTGATCGAAGCGCGCCCGATTGCTGTCGACCGCCTCGAGCACGGCCTGCGTATCGCTCGCCTGTTGCGTCTGCATCTGCTCGAGGGTCGCCTCGATGCGCGCCATGCCCGCTAGGAGCTCGTCGTCGGCCGGACTAGGGGCAGGGTCAGGCGGGACGGGTTCGGGCTCTGGCACGGCCTCCTTGAGCGTCAACGGGCCACCGTAGTCGAGCATAGCCGCGGTCGGTTGGACCCAGTTGCTCGGCGGCATCGGCGTGCCGAGCGGCGGCGGCGCATACACCGTGTAGGCCAGCCGGATTTCGCGCGTGCCGTTGCCGAGGTCGACATCCGTCAGGTAGTCCGCGCCCGTGCCGTCCGAGCGATCGAGCGCGGCATCGACGGCGATCCCGTGATACTGCGTTTGCCCGCCGGACTTGGCGATATAGCCCACGTTCGGGTTGCGCGTGGTGTTGATCGTGTAGACCGCGCGGGCGGTCACTTGCCCTTTGCCGGCGTCACCCTGATCGCTTGGGACGATCGGACTCACGAACTCGGCCAGCGTCGCCGCGAACACGTCGGAATAGTTCTGCATCGTCAATCCTCCAATACTCGAGCACGGCGCCGCAGATCTCACACCACGCCAACGGCTTGACCCATCGCGCACAGTGCGGACATTGGATCAATTCGTCTTCCATCGCCGCGCCTCCTGTTGTCGCTTCGCCTCGTTGCAGTCCCAACAGAGCGGTTGCGTGTTCGCCGGCACGTCCGCACCGCCGGCCGCGAGCGCGACGATGTGATCGCGGACGGTCGCAATCGTATGTCGCCCGGCCGCCAGACAGATCACGCATTCCGGCTGCCCGTCGAACAAGAGGCGCCGCTGCCGTTGCAGCCCGCGGCCCCGCAGGCGCGGCGGCGCCTCCGTCCGGTCGTCCCAGGTCCGCGGCGCCGGCCGGTGCGCGTCACACCAGCCGCCTAGGCCGAGCCAGGGGCAGCCAGGATGCCCGCAGGGGCCGGGCAGGCGTCGCGGCATCGTCGCGCCTCCTCTCGTGCCTCCGCACAACTGCGCGCCACACAGGCCAGCCGATCGGTGCAGGCGCCGCCATGCGGGCAGAATTCTCTCAGGCCGAACGTCGGCCCGCGGAAGCCCGCGCGCGGTCCGCGCGCTCTTCTCTGATCGTCTCTCTGATCTTTAGGGGGGCGTTTTTGCCCCTCTGGCCCTCTGGCGCCGGGCGTCACCAGAGGGGCGTTTTTGCCCCTCTGGCCGCCGACGTGAAAGGCGTTCACGGTCTGATAGCCGTGGCGGTCGCGGCGCCGTTTCACGCGCAGCCAGCCGGCCTTACGGAGCTCCGCGAGGCGCCGCCGGACGGTCGACAGGTCGAGCCCCAGGTCGGCCGCGAGCGCGGCCCGCGACACCACGCCGATCCGTGTCGTGAAATCGCAGTATTTGGCCGCCAATAGCCCATACAGCCGCACGGCCGACGCATTCACGCGCCGGTCGAGCAGGAGCTCGGTCGGGATGCTCCCGAACTGCCCGGTTACTACATGTTGGGGGATGGAAAACGCGAAGGATTCTGCTAGTCTCTGCATGCGCCTCCTTTACAGGCGCCGAGCGGCCGACGAGGCGTGCGGAAGCGGTCTGGCTTCCAAATTGCCGGAAATCGTCGGCCGTTTTGCTTTCGTCGGCGGTCGGATTCTACCCCATGCGGGCAGTCTGCACCGCAGCCGGCCGGCGTCGACTGTCAAAAGTGACAGGGGCGGTTACACGAGCCCCGCCCGTAGTGACACCCGCCCAATACTCGAGCAGGCGCCTGCACGGTTTTTTTAGAACGCGCCCACGCCCCACAGTTGCCGGACGAACGTCCGAAAATCCTTCGCCGCCGGCAGCCCCTCGAGGCCGGCCCAGATTTTCGCCAACTGCGACAGGTCGGTAAACGCGGTCTTCAGCGTCGCCACTTCCTGATCGGTGTAGCCGAGCGCGATCAGGTCGGCGTTGGGCGTCGCCTCGAGATAGGTTTGCATCGTCGCGACGTCCGCGAAGTGATCTTGAAAGGCGCGGGCCAGATCGCCGGCCCGCGTGTCGATTTCGGCTTTCGTGACGGGTAGCCCGACACTCATGGGATGCTCCTGTTACGTGACATCAAACGTGATCTGGCCGTAGAAATACGAGGCGTTCGCGGCGTCCGTCCCCCAGGCCGTGGAGTCGT